GTCTCGCGTTCACCTGTTTCTGGGTATTATCAAAAAGATTCCTTAGTGCTATTGGGATCTGTTCTTAGCCTTAAGAGGTAATCCTCATGACCCTTTGATACAATGTAAGCAATAGATCCACGAGGAACACCGCACACCGTTGCAATGTTATCCAATGTGATTCCGCGTTCTCTAAGAAGGAACGCCTTGTTGCACAGCTCAGGCGTGATCGGGCTGCTGGTCTCTTCCTCGGGCTCCAGGTTGGGTATGGGGTCGCCCTCGGCGTCCATCTGGGTGCCGCGCGGGTAGGACATCCAGCCGTGCTTGATGGCGTAGCGTACCAGGTGCTTCGCTTCCCGCAGGACTTGGGTCTGGCTGATGCTGTATTGCGTTGTCATTTAGAATGTCGGTGATGGGTCGGAGAATCGGCAGAACTTGCCGTCGTAGTGTAGCTTCACGGTGCCGCATTCGCCGTCTCTTTGTTTGGCGATAATGATCGAAGCCTCGCCGCTCGGCTCTGTTCTGTCACGATTTAGAAGGGCCACTAGGTCACTATCGCGCTCCAGTTGTCCGCTGTCGGCCAGGTCTGAGAGCTTAGGCTGCCTGCCTTTTTCCTTCTCGGATTCCCGGTTTAACTGCGCCAGTGCGAGCATGGCCACGCCTGTTTGCACGGCGATGTCCTTGAGTTTTCCTGATACCTCGGCCACCTCGTAGGTGCGCTTCTCTGAGCGGTCGGCTGCCTTGACCTTCTGGATGTAGTCCACGATCACCAGTCGCACCTGATGCTTTCTGACAGCCCTTCTGACGTGGGCGGTAATGCTAGAGATGCTGTGGCTGCTGGGTCCATCGAGGAACCATAGGGGGCTGCCTGCGATCTTAGCGGAGGCGGCGGTCATGGATCTCATATCGCCATCGGTCAGGTCGCCGCTCTTTAGGTTCTGCATCGGAATGCTTCCAATGGTCGAGACCATGCGTCTAAAGATAGCTGCCCGAGACATCTCCAGGCTGACAAACAGTGTGGGCACCTTGTCCTGGATGGCTGCCTTGTGCGCGATGGCGATGGCGATGGCTGTCTTTCCAATGGAAGGCCGGGCTGCAATCAGCGCCATCTCCCGGAGCTGCAGGCCGTCGGTCTTGTGGTCGAACCAATGGAAGCCGGTGGCGATGCCTGACAGCGTGCCCTTACGGTTGAACCTGTCCTGCATCTCGTCGATAAAAGATCCGGCCACCTGCTTCGACGTTTGCAATGTCTCCTTGGAGACATCAATGGTGAGCCCTGCTTCGGCATTGGCGACGATTTGATCCGGCTGGAGGGTCAGGACAGCAGACTCTCGAATTAGGCGGTCTCCAGCGTCTCTGAGCTGGCGCCGATGGGCTGCCTCGGTGATGCCCTTGATGTAGTACGGAAGATTGGCCGGCGATGGGCAGACTTCCATGGCCTGGTTCCACTGGTCAAAAGGCATAGGCAGTTGGCCGTAGGCCTTGCGCCATTCCTTACTTAGCTCCTTTAGGGTCGGCTGTTGGTTCTCCTGCACCAGGCCGCGGATGGCATCGAAGGTCAGTCGGAGGTTGTCCTGGGTGATCCATTCGCTCCGGATGTCTGCCAGGGCATCGGAGCAGGTGTCGATGGAGCCGGTAAGGCAGGCGCCGATCATTCCCAGCTCGTCGTCGTTGGGATAGTAGGGGTCGCTCATACGGAGTCCCTCCAGTCGACTTCCTTTTTCGCCGCGCCTTTACATCCAACCAGACCCGAGGCGTCTCCTAGGCGAGACAACCAATTCCTCAAGGCAGCAGGCCAGGACTTCATTGGGTTCTTTCCAACCTTCCAACCATTGGACTCGTAGTAATTGTGGAACTTGTCGACCTCGGTGATGGGTAGGCCGATCAGGGTAGCCTCGGTGTTCAGTTGCTCCAGCGTAGGCTTCTGGAAACGAGCGGTGGGCGGCTTGTCCGCCTGTATCTTAACTATAGGAGATGGAGTAGGAGATGGAGAGCCATCATCTGGCCATGCTTCCGCCAATGGGGTCGCTATGGCAACCCTATTGGGGTCGCCATCGTTTGGCCATTTTTCCCATCGTTTCTTGGCCCCACTCAGGCCTGCTGCTGCCTGTTTGGCCTTAAAGGCCTGCTGATCCTCTCTCACCTTCTCAAGTCGGACGTTCTTAAGTGTATGGCCATCGGATAGCGGGAACTTAGCCAGGACATAGCCAATGCATGGCGACCCCATGAGTCCTGCGATGCGTGCTGCACGATCTTGGTCTGCCGGGATTCCACCATGCGACCACTGGTGACACAGCAGCCTGATGAACCCACCGACTTCCTCGGCGGTCATGTCGGCGGTGCCAGCAATGAAGTCATCGGCATACAGTTGGAAGGCTGGAGCCCGACCTTTAATTTGATTGTCTTTCATGTATCAAACGGAAATCCCCACCCAGTCCGCGGTGAGAACTCCCGTACAAGCAACGGGACGTGACACGGAAAGAGTGGGGAAAAGTGGGTTGAACATGGCTTGTAGTTGTGGTGTCGGCGTTTGCTTCTCACGGCTCACGTCGACAGGCCGCTCTCTAACTGACAGCCGGGGCGGTGTCCAGCGCTCAGTAGGCCGGAATCAGGATGTCGGCCACCTGCTGGGTTAACTGCACGTCCCTCAGGCAGTAGTCGATGGCTGCCTGGCGGTCGGTATTCCACAGCAGGGCGAACTCGGCGCCGCTGCCTGTCTTGTCCCCGAGGCCTAGGTGCCGGCAGATGGCTCCGAGGCTGCCGTGGGCTCGATTGTCCCCAAGCTGCCACACCTCGCGCAGGTCGACCACCAGGTCATTCCAGTAGCGTCCCTGGCGCAGCCAGTAGGGCACCGTGATGCGGTGCTTCCAGCTCCTCTTGATCAGGAACGGCAAATCGAAGGCCTTGATGTTGAAGCCAATGAGTTTTGGCTGCCGTTCATAATAATTGAGCATGGTCCACCATTCCCGGAGCATGGCGGCCTCGTTGCCCTCGTTCTTGAGCACGCCGAGGTGCTGGTGCTCGAAACGGTAGCCGATGCACAGGATCTGGCCTGAGAGGGCATCCAGGGCAGCGTTCCGGATGTAGTCGTTTGCGTGGTTGGCTTCAGCGGCCTGGATCTTGTCGGCGATCTTGTCCGGATCCTTGATGTTGCCGAGTTTTACATCGGCAGGGTTGAAAGGCGGGATGTAAAGCTGGTCGGCCGGTAAAGGCCCGGTCTCGATGTCGAAGATGATGGTTGGATTGGCTGGCATAGTTCTAATGGTTGAGATTGTTGCGCGTTTGTCCCGATGCGCGCCCCCGGTTACCCACGAGTCCCAGCAGCAACAGGCTGCCGGAAAGTTATCAGATCTGTTTGCCGCAATGAGGGCAGACGGTCTTGGTCAAAGGCTGTCTTACGGTGGGCACGCCCAGCCATTCGCAGATTTCACGATACGATACCCACCCGAATCCACGCACCGACCTGGGCTGCAGGTGGCCTAGGTTGTAGAGGTCGAGAGCCTCCTGCCGGCTCTTGATGGCTAGGCTTTCCAGGATATTGAATGTCCTGGTCGAGAACGGGAATCCCCACACCCGCAGGATCTCCTCGTGCTTCTCTGCCGCCTGCTCGATCTGGTTAATCCGCTGGCGGCTCAGATTGAACCGTTTGCCGATCTCCTCCAGGGTGTAGCCCTCGGATCTGAGCTGAACCACCTCGGGCACCATGTGCCTCAGCTTCATCGTGGGTTTGCGGATCTTCATAGATCAGAAGGGCACGTCGTCGAAGTCGGGCTCGTCGGCCTTGGCCAGCTCCTCAAGGCGCTTTGTAACCGCGGCGATCAGGGCGATGTCTTCAGGCGTCTTGCCGCTGGAGACCTTGGCCTTGGGCAGCCAGTGCTCAGCCAGGCCGCGCACGGCGTCGTTGGTCAGCTCCGACAGAGGCGTGCCTTTGAACTTACCGACGTGCACCTTCACCTCGGCGATCTTAACCGGCGCCGCGGTGGCCGGCGTCACCGTCCTCACCTGGTCGTCCTCCCGGGGCGGCCTGTCCTCCAGGCGTATCCAGAGGCCCGAGGGCTTGAGGGGCTCGCCGCTCTTGTGTGGCATGATCAGCTTGATGTTGCTGAAGGTCTTGGTGCCGTCCCTCGATTGCTCGTGAACGATAACCACGGTGGCCGGCCTGCCGATCAGGCTGTCGAGGTTTAGGCTGACGGTCTCCTCGGCGGTCAGGGCTCGGCCATGCCAGTCCTTCAGGAACTTGGTCAGGCCGGCCTTCTCGTGCAGGCTGGGCGTCATCGGCGCCGTCATCACCACCCAGGGCTGCACTGGGTTGCGTGACTGGTCGATCAGATCCAGCTCGAAGGCGATCTTGAACTTCTGTTTCACCCCATACTCGGTCTCATAGGCCTTTAGCGGTGTGATGTCGACGCAGACCGCGCGGCCTGTGTACTCGGGGCAGGGTGTGAAGTTCCCGCCGCTTGGTTTCGTTGATACTGTGATTCCCATGTGTTTGCTTTGTTGTGTCGTTGTTGTTGTGTCTACCTGGAGGCTTGTTTCTCGACCTCCGAAAGTTGTTTTGCCATCCGGTCGTACTGAGCCCAGTAGTCGGGCCAGGTCGACTTGATCTTCGCCAGGTTGTCTTGGTCAACCACCAGTGCCGCGGAGCCCAGCTTACTGACAAAGCTCCCGCCGTACTCGACCATGCACCGGGCCACGTCTCGGTCAGTGATCACTTGCTGGCCTTTCCCCGCTTGCGCCGCCAGTAGCTGACGTCATCGACCTTGTAGTCCCGGGCTGCCTTGTAGATCTCGCCAGCCTGCTGCTTGCTGATGCAGTAGACGCCGTCGCCATGCTTGATTTTCTTGGCCACTGTGTTCTCGCTCATGCTGGTTGGATGATGAAGTCGAAGTTGTTCTGCCAGGTGTCGCACAGCCGGTTGTAGGTGTCGCCCTTGATGCGCCAGGTGCGCGGGTCCCGGGTGGTCCCGGAGTGCCGGCACTTGATCCGCACGTCGATGTCCTTGATAGCGGTGTTGCGCAGGTGATGGTCTCTGGGTAGTTCGTGGAGTTTAGTGATCATGGTTTGCCCCTCTCCTCCTCCACCCAGTCCTTCCACAACAGCAGATCCGCTCGCATTGCGTCGTTCTCCTCCTCAAGCCGCTTGATGCGGTCTTTGTGCTGCTTGATCTCGTTTCTGAGGCAACGCTCAGACCGTGCAAGCTCGTCGTCGCCAACCTTGGTCCAGCAGGAATAAGTGATGTCGGTTCGATTATCTGCATGGCAGTAAGGACAGCTCACGGCTTGGCCTCCCCTCTGGCTTTGTTCCACAGATCAACGTCGTATCCAAAGCCCAGTTCGTGGGCCATCAAGTCACCTCCTGTTTCAAGCGCGGCAACGTAGTCGTATAGCTTTGAGATGCGCTCGTTTGCCACGTTGAGTTCGCGTTCAATGTCGCAACCGACACGGTAAACATCTCCCGTCATATGCTCCATTGCAGCCATCTGTGCCGCTTTCATGCGCGGCGTCTCACCGATCATTTTCGTGACGTCAGGAATATGATCGCTCACGGCTTTGCCTCCTTGGCTTTGGTCCAGAACTCCTGACCTACACGCTCCGACCATGGGAACATCGCATCACCAGCCTCCTCCAGCCGCTTGATGCGCTCTTGAGCGGCGTTGAGTTCGCGTTCAATGGTGCGAGCGAACTCCGACGGAACTGCGGCATTACGCAGCGAATCACCAGCTAGTATTTCAAATCGAGTGCATGGTTTACCGTTGATCTGTTCATCAGTTCTAGGGGTGTCGCTCATTTGGATTCCTCCATCACTCCGCACGGGAGCCATGTTTTGCCGCCGTCGGTGCTGTGTTCGCGTTCATCAAGCCACATTTCCCTGCCGCATTCGGAACTAACCCAGTGGATGAGCATTCGGTCCTTTGGATCGTGCTTGTACCTCATCCATGCTCCAATTGGAACCTCATCCGCTGTCCACGGGCGGAGAACAGGGGTGGGTTTGATGCGGTAGTCGTATGCACTCCAATCCCATCCCGGTTTATCGGTAGAATTCCAATCCATTGAACCCCACCTAAACTCCACTTCCTTCCCATCCACAAACGCCTGCATGACGCGGATGGCTTCGATTGTTTGTTCGCGTGTCATTTCGATTCCTTCCTTTGTAGGTATTCCGCAACCGCTTCGTCGGCGACGTATTGCAATTTAAATCCCTTTCGTTTCGCGTATTCTTTCAACCTTCGATGTGTTTCGGCACTTACAATAAACACTTTCTCGGTGGGTTTTTTATCCTTGGTCACTTGAGTCCCTCCGAGATCATGGCGTGCTCCAGGAGCAGCACGGCGTCCGCGGTCTTCAGCGTGATCACCTGGCGGGGCTGCCTTTGCTGCGCGATCTGCTTGAGGTGGGCCTTCCATTTGGCCCCATGGGTAGCCTTAGTGCCGGCGCCCAGCGTCTTCTGCCAGCGCTGCGGCGGCACCTCGATGCACCTGGTCTTCGAGGCTGCGATCAGGCCATGCAGGAAGCCGACGTTGTAGCCGAAATTGAACATGGAGCTGCCTGGGGCGCCCTTGCCGCCGACGTACCCGCCGACCTTCTCGATGTAGACCACGTCGCTGATGGCCAGCCTGTCGCTCACCAGGATGCTGATGTCCTGGTCAGTGGTTGGCATCGAGTTCAAGATGATTCCGCTTGGCCCGAGGTAGGCCAGGCCGCCGCTCATACCCGGGTCGATGGCTAGGATGCGAGTCACTTAGCAGCCTTTCTCAGCCAAGACAGGATGGCCTTGTCGGCCACTGCCTGCAGTTTGAGGCCGGCAGCGAGGCAGTAGTCCCGCAGGGCCTTGTGAGTTTCTTTGGTCACGTTGATGGTTTTCGGTTTGGTCATTGGGTGATCTGCTTTGCGATCTCCTGGCCAAGGCCAACGTTCGACCGTCCCAGGAGGGCCAGCCTGTGCGCCATCTTCTCGGTGACCGACTCATGGCGTTTGCGCTCGCAGTCGGAGAGTAGGTTGAGATTAGTCTTGGTGCCCAGGATCACCGAGGCCTTGAGGCTGTTCAAGGCCACCCGGTTTAGGTGCTCCATTTCGTCGGCGTTGGTGTTGGGCGGCAGGATCTGGAAGCCGGCCCCGCGGAGGCCCCGCTGGCTGAAGTTCATGCCACGCTGCCGGAGCAGCACCCGGATGTTGTGCGCGGCCATCTGGAAGGCCATGGAGTTGGCCTTTTCCTCCAGGGCTGCCTCCATCTCCTCGGTGGTCACGGTCAGGCCATAGGCCAGCCGGTGCTCGTTGCGGTCGATCCAGTCCTTCCAGAGCGGAAGGCGCCGGACTTCTTCTTCGTTGATCATGTCTTGTGTTTCCATTTGCTGAAAGTTGCCCGGTGTTACCGCACACCGGAAAGCGTTGTTGCCTTGCCCAGCCGGGCCGGGCCCTACCATGCCGTGCCGCGCCTAGCCAAGCCCAACCGGGCCTTGAGAAAATTGTCTGGGTTACCGTACCCAGTGACGTATTGCCATGCCTCGCCCCGCCGCGCCAGGCCGTGCCTCGCCCAGCCCTGCCCTGAGAAATTGTCCCGGATACCGCGCCGGGTCGCGTGTTGCCGTGCCACACCGAGCCCGGCCACGCCGTGCCAGGCCAAGCCTGGACCAGCGAAGCCGTGAGAAAATCAAACCACCTCGACGGTGAACCGGCCGAACTTCGGTCGCCAGTCGCCAAGGCCGACCAGTCCGCCAGCCTCGCGTGATGCGTCGATCACCTGTTCCTTCGAGACAACCGATTCATCGAACTCGATGGTGCAGGTCGTCCACCAACCGGAAGGAACCATCGGCCGGACTCGAATGATACCGAGGTCGACTCGCTTCCGCAGTGTAAAGGCCGGGTCGGCGTAGATCTGCTCCTTGGTCTGGCCGATTCTCCGGTGATGGATTACAGCTTCGGCCTCAGACAAAAGGACGGCGGCGTCGAACTTCTTGCCGAGGCGAGCCTTCTTGGCGCCGTCCTTGAGACATTTCTCGATGTTGTCGCACGGCAGCACCAGACCGCCTTCAGCCTCGGACCAGTAAAGGCCAGCCTCCCACTCCAGACGGTCGCGCTCGTCGTGGTCGCTTGGCGTCATGTTTTTGCTGCCTTTGGCTGTGATGCGTTTGATCGCCATGACGTATGGGTTCTTGTGATCCACCATGTCGCCATTGTGCATGATGAGGGGCCGCAGCCCGGTGAGTTTGACTTTGATTTGCTTCATGTTGTTTTGCTTTGGTTGCCTTGTTTTTGTTTACCGAAAGTGTCCGGTGATACCGCCCACCGGCAGGCGATTAGCCTCGCCGGGCCCTGCCAGGCCATGTCCCGCCCAGCCCGGCCTCGCCTCGCCCCGAAAAATTGTCCCAGTTGCCGTACTGGGTGACGTGTTGCCATGTGTTGCCATGCCTCGCCTTGCCTCGCCCAGCCTGGCCTCGCCAGTCCTCTGCGCGTCTAGCCTTGAAAATCATTTGATCGCCTTCTGCACCCGGCGCCAGTAGCCCTCGGTGGCTGTCTTCCGGTCCCCAGTCGGACCCCCATTCCAGATCCGGGCCTGCTGCTCGGTGCTTTTGCCGCGGCCGTAGTGCCGCAGGTAGGCCTCGCACACCGCACGGGCTGCCGCGCGGTTGGTCATCTCGGAGTGCCGGTAGTTGCTCCCGGTGATCCGGTTCACATCCAGGACCACACCGCGGTGGATCTGCAGGGGGCCTAGGGCGCGTCCGTTGTCGCCGATGGCCTGATCGTTCCCGGAGGACTCCACGATGATCAGGGCCGAAATTAGGTTGGAGAGAGTGGTCATGGTTTGGAGAGTTGTGCGCGTTGGCCAGTCGCGCCCCTGGTTGGGTGGTATTCGCCCCACCCGGGCGTAAATTAGGCAGGTTGAATCACGCTGTAGTTGTAGTCTCCAGAATCGCATGCCGAGAGCTTGCTGTAGAGCTTCTGGATCTTCTCCTCGGCAGCCTCACGGCTCGGGAATGCGCAAACAAAGGTATTGTAGCAACCGACCAAAGCGTCGGTCGAACGGCAGAAGTAAGGGATCTCCAGAACCACCACGAACAAGCCCAGAGCCTTGGCCTTGTTGATTGCAACGCTCTCCTTGGCGCCCAGCTCAAAGGCAACCTGCTGTGCCTCGGTGAAGCAGTTTTGGAACTCGCTGGCAGCGCCAGCCTCGAACTCCCAGTGCTCTTGTTCCTGCAGTGTGGTGGATCTCATGGTATTGCTTTGTTTTGCTGTGTTTGCTGCGACCGACTGGAGTCAAGATGCCTGACACTTTTTCTACCGTCTACAGAGAAAACTGTTTTTCTGTAGATTTTGAAGAAAACCCAATGTTTATGCGGGTGAAACAGCGGTCAAATTCCTTTGAGATCCACCAGACTCAAGGTCAGGTACTTCTGGTCGTTGGTGGTGGCGTCGAAGTAACTGGCAATCACCTGGGTCTCTCGTTCCGAGTAGGAACGGTAGGGCTTCACACGCGTGGCTGGGACCACCGGGAACTCGGTGGGCTGGCCGTTCTCGGTCTGCCAGTTGCCCGAGGTAAACCCAAAGCGCCGGCACCAGGTTTGAAGGTTTTGCGGTGGGACGAACCAGTAGTCGGTGCCGAAACTGTCCTGGCTGGCAAAGCATTGGACGCCATAGCCGGTCAGGAGATCGTAGCCAGCCTGGTCGAGATACCAGGCGTCCTCGTCGAAGTCGGGCTCGTAGCCGGTGCCAAAGAAGCCGGGCAGACCCGGGGCCTTGTCCATGGTGCAGAGGCAGTTGGAACGGGTCCACGAGTCGACGCGCCACTGCATCAGGTTCCAGAGCCAGGCGCTCTTGGGGATCTTGTGGAAGAATGGGCCGCTGCCGGGGCCTCCGATTAAGACAAGTCTGGGGACGTAAGGTATGGCAAAGGTGTTGTTTATGGCTCCCGTTTGATCGAACTTTATTGATGTAAGTGAATCGCCATAGCTAGATGGTGCACCCACTTGTGGCAGCGGAACTGTAGACGCAAACTGAGCGCCTCGTTGATCCTTGAATATGTCATCCACAGCAACCTGAACTGTAGTGACAAATGACGAGTTTGGGCCTTCAGGTCTGACAGCGTATTTCGGCGTTTTGTTTGGGCTGCCTGGGATCCGCACCGAGGCATCGACGCCGTTGGGGCCGCCCCATTTGTTGACCCAGAAGTCGGCCTCGAATCCAAAGTTTGATGGATGATCAGGATCACCATGGACGGCTCGCATCAGCTCATTGTCGTAGTTGCCTGATGAGAATCCCCATGGTCCTCCTGGTGGGATAAAAGCCGTGTTGATGGCTCCTTGATACAGAAGCGACGAGGTTGGCATCGTGGCCCCGATTTTGGTCGGAAACAGGTTTTGCCATGGAATACCAGGAGAAGTTCCTCCTGCATTTCTTGAAGGCCCGATCAGAACCGTCTTGTCGCTTGAGGAAAAGTAGAAGTTCTGCCAGGCGCCCACACCGAAACGAGGCTCATGGTTCTTAATGTAAAGCTCGCCTGAGGTGGCGTAGGCCTCAAAGTCAATCAGGAGGTTTCCATCAATGCCAATCGGGTTGCCGACGCTGCACGCAAGGCCCTGCGGGGTCAGCCTAAGCAGGCCGATGCGGTCCTCGGTAATGTCGTGGACATCATCGTAATCGTTAAGGAATCCCTCCTCAACAGCCAACCGGCGCCGGACATCAATCACCTTGTCGAAGATGGTTGCCTCGTTGCCGGGAGACCAGAATGCATCAAAGCTGCTTGAGTTTGGGTAAACCGTTGAAAACGTCCTTGGAGTGGTGGTTATCTCCCAATGCATATCACCTCCCTGATTGAAGATGTTGCAATCAATGGGTGTGATCAGAAAATTTCCACGCCTGCTGGTTAGTGTGATGCTGGTTGGGTTTTGCACCACAGTGATGCCGAGAGCCTCTAGTCTCTGGACCAGGCTGCCAACACCGGGAAAGTTTACCTCGTAGATTTCAGCGGTCGGATTTAAGACGTTTGGGTTAATGGTGTATCTCACCTGAGCACGTCCCCAGGTGAACACCAGGTCGCCGAGTTGCTGCCTGAAGTCCCCTGGGTCGGCATAGGTGCCGGGATAAACCTGCCGGATGTCGTGATGCACCTCCGGGTCGATCTGGGCATCCATGGTGTGCATCCAGTCAAACAGGATGAACGGGTTGGCGACGTTGTTAGCCTGAGCCGACCGTTCCAAGGCCAGGAAGTCCGATGTGTTGGCGCCCTGCCAGCTCGGTGGTCCCTCGGCAAAGAAGGGCACGTCCCCCGGGAAGTACGGAAAGAAATGGTAGCAGAACCCACCATTAGGCCAGCGCGTGGCCCAGGTGCCATCCTGGCGGCGTCGGAAGGCTCGGACGGCTCCAGGACCAACGAACTGCCTGTCGGCGCTGCCATCGGGCAATTGCAGCAGAACCTGCACGGTCGTGGTGCCGCAGTTGTGGACGCGCCAGCAGTCGTACCGCTGGTAGCTGTTCAGGATCCGGAAGACTTCGAGGCCTTCGATAGCGATCTCGGCCACCGCCAGCCTGTGCTTGTGGATCCGACCAGGAGGCAGGGTGGGGTCGGAAGGCCCGAGGCTGCCGCGGACGTAGGACGTGAGTCCAGATCCGACCTGTGGATCCCAGCCTAGGTGCACGTCGTATTCGATGCCGGCCACCTCACGGCGCAACAGCTCGAAGCTGTAGTGGATCTTGCCGACGTCGCAGGTAAACGGATCTCCCGTGGTGCTGTGGTGGTCGACGTAGACCTGGCCGCCGGCCACATCGAGGTGCTTGTTCTCCAGCTTCGACAGCTCGATCCGGGCGGCCACCTGGTTGTGCTCGTCGCGGTAGTAACCAATGCCTGGAATGCTGGGGCTGGGTACGGCGCCGTCGTCCTTCAGCCTGAGGGCGGTCTCCGGGTCGTTCCGGTAGACATACCAGACGCCATACGGGAATGGCGCCGACCATTGGGCAAATGGCGAGAACCGGGAACTCGCCCACAGAGGCCCCATGCCGTTCAGCGCTGCCTGGCACTTCTTATCGAATCGGCTGTAAAGATTGTTCAGGTTTGCGGCCGTGAACATCTTGTCGAGCCTGCCAAGGGCGTAGGGCATGATCAGTAAAACCAGGACTCTTCAGCCGTCTGCACCGTGGTCGAGCCCACCGCGGTCTTTAGCGTCGTGCCGTTGGCATTCTGCTCGACCCGTTGGCCAGGCCCAGCCACAAGCTGGACCCGGCGCACGGCCTCAATTAGTTGATTGATGGCCCGGGCATGATCTGCCTTCAGGCCGCGCTCCGACAGCTTGGATGGCAGTTGTAAAGGCATGGTTTACAGCTCGCAGAACTGGGCGAAGATCTTGACCGGGCTGTTCGAGGCTTTGACGTACATCGTCGCATCGACCCAAGGGATCAGGATGAACTGCCCGGCCGGGATCTGGAATGAGTAGGGTGAGGAAGGCCCGATGGAGACCGGGTTGACCAGATCCAGGTTGACCACCAGCAGCCGGTAGGGTGTGGCCAGATCGGCGGTCAGATCCAAGGCCTCGTCGGTCGTGCCGACCACCTGGGTCTGCTGGCCCATGTCGGTGCCGGTCATGTTGGCCACCGTGCTATAGGACTGTGAGTTGATCACGGCGCCGCCCTTGCTGGCGTACAGCCGGGCCGACATCTCGACTTCGTTTGCCATAGGGTTGGTCGGTTAAATCTCGCAGAAGGTGGCCTGAACGGTGACCGCGGAGGTGTTGGCCAGGAGGTACAGGGTGGCGCTGACGTAGGGAATCAGCAGGGTCTCACCGGCCGGGATCCGCATGGTGTAGGTGCCGGAGACGAATCCGAGTTCGACGTAGTTGGTGTTGTCCAGGTTGCTGATCAGCAGCTTGTAGGGGCTGGTGACATCGACCGGCACGTCGAGGGACTCGACGGTGAGGCCGATCACCTGGGTCTGAGAGCCCATGTCGGTTCCGACCATAGTGGCGCTCTTGGTGTAGGTTACTGAGGGCAGGTAGGCTCCATTCTTGCAAGCGTACAGCCGGGCGGTCATTTGAATTTCGTCTGCCATAGAGGTGTTGGGTATGTGTTAAATAAACGGGTAAATGTCAGTGTCGTAGGGTGCAAATGTCCACGAGATGTTTTGCTCCACCATATTGGTCTTCACGATCAGGCTGGAGGAATAGTTGGTTTGTTTCCATCCCCAGATGGTTCCGGATGGCGCCAAGACCTGGCCGATGTTGTTAGTCGGAACCACCGGAAGCATTCTGGTCACCGAATTTGGCAAGTTCCAGGAAGTGATGAACGACTGCGGTGTGTAGACCGGCGGAATGCCTTGGGGAACTTGGGGAAGTCCCAAGCTGCCCGAGAAGGTGGCGATCCGGCTTAAGCTGACCCGGGCAACAGGAAAGGAATCTTCACCTCGGGACAATTTCTGCCAGACCTTAAGAGCTGCCGGCTTGTCGGCCCAAAAGTTCCCCGCCTCGGTGATTTCGGTCAGCCTTTTACCTTCTCGGATTGCGTCCTCGATAGCCTTTTTGTAGCCGGCCGGATTCCCTAGCCTTTCAGCCTCGGCAACAACGAAAGGCAGGGCAAATACCGAAACGTCGATATAATCGGTCCTGAACTCGAACCTGATGTCGGGCGCTTCCAGACCAGCCACCGGAATGATGGCCTCGTCTATTGGATCACCAGGATCCGCGGTCGGACCTGAGAAGATAACCGTCGCCGAGGCATACGGGCCATCCTCGACCGTAGTGTATTTGGCGCCAATGTTTGTCCATCCGAGAGTCGCCAAACGAATGGCGTCTTTAGTGCCTCGGTACTCTATCGTCCAGACCGGGCCGGTGCCGCTCCCGGACTGATCGAACCGACGGCTGACCTCAATGTATCCAGGAAAATCAGCGAGCTGTGGGGCTTGTTGGATTGTCGCCATTGTTATTCCTTCACCGCATCAGCGGTCTCTCTGGTGTTGCGTGCGATTTCGCTGATGTCCTGAGCCTGAGATCTGACGGGTCCAAAGTATTTGTCCAGGCTAGACTGGAAGGCTGTGAATCCACCTGTTCGAGCAAGAGCGTCTGTTGGTTGCATTCTTGAAACTTCAAAGCCTGTCGTTTTGTCTTCACCCAAGCTCTTCCTGCGGATTTCGGAGCGCCTTTTACGTTTCTCGGTTCTGGCTTCGACGTCCCGTTCCTGCTCTTCAATCGACGAGATGAAAGCCTGCTCAGCCTGGTCGAACATATTCCGCATCTGTTCCCGGGCTGGTAGTTCTTTGGTTCCTGCAGGTGTACTTGATGCCAGCAGGAATCCCTCGACAGCAGCATAGAGGGCCTCGGTGTATTTTTGAATCGGAACAATGACAGCTGTCGTAAAAGTGCCGGTTCCTGCGGTCATCTTTGCTTTTAAGATGTCCAGTTTATCGGCCACTTCATCAAGCGATGCGATCACTTCATCTTCCATGACCAGGCCAAGATTCCGGGCCTGCTCTGCCGCATCTTGAAGGCCTTCAGCCATTGCAGGAATCAAAGCACCTGCACCTCGGCCGGCCAATTCTCGAAACGGTCCCAGAAGCCTTTGAGGGTCGATACCTTCCTCGAAAGGTTTACCAAGTGCCAAGAACATGGACTTTAGATCCATTTCTCTCAGTTGATCGACTGTAATGCCGAATCTTTGGAGATTGTCGATGGTGGCTTTGTCTCCAGCCAAGGCCTTCTGCCTGGCTATCGACAACTTTTCAAGAGCACTAGCCACCTCTTCGAGACTGGAGCCTGACTGCTCCGCGGCGAACTTCATCTCCTGGAGGAACTCAGCAGACACACCAAGCTGACTCGACAGATCGGTAAGCTGTCCAGCCGTCTCGATAGCCTGCATTCCAAACTGGGCTAGCTTGTCGACCGCAAAGATACTGCCCATGGTGGCGCCGATTTCTTTGCCGATGCCTTTGGCCATCGACTGAGAGCGCTTGAGGCCTCCCTCGAATGCAGTGCCGTCCAGGCCGAGTTTTGCGATGAGTGAAAAGATAGCCATGGTTCAATTCTTGTTTGCCTGCTGCTGATTTGACCAGCGCCACAGGGCCTCGTCCTTCGGGCTCCACAGCTCGACATCTCCATGGGTTTCAGCCCTGGCCAGGACAAGGCGCTCGGCGTCACCGATTGGCATGGCCAAGACGGTATCCTCCTTGAGGCCGATGTCCATGCAGCAGGCCAGCATTCTCTCGGGCCATGGCATCGACAACTGCCGAGATTTGCCTGGCTTGCTTAGGATTTCAGGCGCCGTTGACTGCTTGGCCATCCAGTCGTTCCACTTCTCAAACTCGGCATCGAATGAAAGATGCTTGGTCCTCTTTGCCCATAGCCAGATCGCCAAGCCTCGCAGCGGTGATCGGATAGCCTTCAGAGACTCTCTGATAGGTTGGGAGCATACCAACACAGCCTCCATGAGATTGGAACGCTCTACAGGGCCGCCAAGGGCCAATGGCGAGCCAATACGATGCAGCACCAGAGAATGGCCGACAGAATACGGCACCAGCCGGAGCCCCATCACAACAGGACAGGGCTCGGCTGTAGCGATTAAGATGTCGGCCAGGGCGGTCACAGGTTGGTAGCTGCTCCAGCGCTGATCGCCGGGAAGCGCTTGAGAGTAATCGTCCCGGTGGCTTTGCCGGTCTGGGTGGTCTTGATCGAACCGCCGCCAGCATAGATCCATCGGCCACCGCTGCCGGTGTTGATGGCGTCGGCGTAGCCTCCCAAATTGATCACAGGGGCTCCGGTGATCGCCACGGTGCCATTGCCTTGGGGCAAAGAGCATCCATAGAGGCGCTCGTTTAGGGCGGTGGCCGCGGTGGCGCTGGTTCCCACGGGAACGAAGTTGACGGTCAGCGTCAGCCGGTTGTTGTAGGTGATGTGGCCGACCACCTCGCCATTGTTGTTGCGGACCTCTTCAGTGTCGCATTCTCCAGTGATGTCGTAGCTTTCGATCTCGGGAGAAATGTAACCGGCCACAATGAGCGAGCCAGAGGCGTCATACATTGCCAAGGTCGCCGGTGATCCGAATAAATACTTGTTTCCGTGTACGTTAGCCATAGATGTCTTGGGTTAGAGGGTTGCGCTGCAGTAAAGGGTGAAGGTCCGGGTGAACGTCCTGGACCGATTAGAGATTGAGGCTGCCCCAAAGTCCAGAGGGGCGGCGAACTGGGCCGTAAACGGGCCGCTGGCGTCGTTTGATGGCGCATTCAGGGTAGAGGCCCCGGTGTCGTCAAAGAGCGGCAGGATCCGATTGTCGAGCACCTGGACGGTGGTCAGGACATCGGCCTCGTCGGTGTCGTCTGCCGAAAGTTGCAGCTCGACGGCGATCTCCAGCTCACAGGTCAGGTCGGTGCGTTGAACCGGCCGCGCGGAGTTGGTCGAGACCACCAGGCGCGGAAAGTTGGGCATCACATCCTGCTCGTCCGGGTCGTCGTACAGGCCGCGGCTGTAGGATGTCAGGCAGGTCGGGGTGCCGGCACCGGAGGCCGACCAGTCGGCGGCTGCCAGGTAGTCGGCCACTGCAAGTTCAGCTCTTAGGGCGACGGCGTTCATTTGATGGCGATTCCGTTATCTTCGAGCACCTTGCCGTTTTGCAGCATGGCCTCCGTCATGTGGTTGGTCAGCTCGGCCAGCTCGTCGTCCATGGCCTTCTGCATGGCCTGGTTGTAGATCATTGCCACCCGGTTGTACTGGTTGTCAGCCACACCGGCAGTCATGACCACCGAGGCTGTCGGGTTGAAGCCTGGGACAGCCTGGATGCCCCGGGCCTTGGTGCCCTTGTGCACAGCCACGTTTTCGGCCGGCAGGCCATACTGGTCAGCCAGTGACAAAAGGGCTGCGTTGGTTTTACCAGGTGGCTTGTAGCCAGGAGGTTTGACCAATGGCTTCCATTTGGGTTTATCGTATTGTCGGAATCCGCGGTTGTAGATCCGTATGATCTTGACCACACCGGAACGGAGATAACCAACAGAACCCAAGGCCTTGCGGTAAATAGCGCTGGCAGCCTGTTTCATCTGCGTGCCATAGAGTCCCCGGCGGCCTGCTTTGGTCTCTTTGGCTTGGGCGATCAGATGCACCCGTCGAAGCAATCGGGATTTGCCGATGCGTTTGCCGGTCTTCTTGGACTTCCGATTGATGTCGCCCATCGGTTTGGACAGATAGTCTCCGATGCGGATCCGCTCTTGTGCTGGGCTCTTAGGTGGCACCAGGACAAACAGCCGGACCATCAGGTAAAAGAACCGGGAGTTAACTGCCTTGTGAAGGTCTCGGCTCGTCTGCAGCAGGTAGGCCTTCATTGCAGCGTCGAACTTGCTGCTGTCGACCGTCATGTTAACGACAGGCCTCACCGGGTTTTGGCTCCTAGTTCGAGGCTGTAGTAGGCGCCGGATGCATCGACCCGGCAGGATAGGATCCGCAGCGTGCGTCCCTGGTAGATCAGCGTGCGGCCGACCACCGGCCGGGGCTTGCAGAAGGTCAAGGCGATGCGGTCGGTGTTCTCCTGGAGCAGATAGTAGCCGTCCTCCTTGAGCAGCCGGGAGAACTCGGTGCCCTGGTCGAGGGTGTACAGCGTAGTGTCCATCGTGACCAGGGTGCTGTCCCAGGTCTTCCAGTCGCTGAACTTGACCAGGATCCGGGATGCCACGTTGTCCTGGAACCCACCGGGCACCGGGGTGTTGGCATCGGTGACCATGGCCGGGATGCACCGGATCGAGCTGCCCTCCCAGATGAACATCGGCGCCCCCAGCATCTGCTGGAGCACCGTCATGCCCTGCTGGAGACTGGAGCCGATGATGGTCACGGTGTGGTAAAGAAGATTCCAGTGACGATAAGACGAGACGTAGCGTTGACGTGCTGCGTTAGTTGCAGCGCGTCCCCGTTCTCGTAATGGGTTAACTTGGCGTAGTTGGTTCCGGCCTCGATGTAGCCTTGGATGTCAGTCTTGGCGGCAGAGGCCAGGTTGTCGGCCCAGAACTCCACCGACCCGGAATAGGTCGAGGTGGCTGGCAGACTGAGCCTTAGTTCACCTGAGGCAGCCCCTGAGGCCGCGGTGATGGTCAGATCGACCGTAAACCATCGGAGGTTGCCGATCTCGGTGTACCGGGCGGTGTTTACCGTGGTCGTAAAGGTCCGGCCACCACCTGAATCGGTCAGCGTCGGAACATAGGCAGTCGCCGAGTTCAGCGCCGAAATGTCGGTGTACAGCTCAGTGAAGTTGTCGTTCAGCTTCTGCCCGGCGCCGCGGAGCGTGTCTCCGGTGTTGTCGTTGGCGATTGCTCCGATGTTGATGATTTGCTGGGCCATATCAGTTCTTCGGTAGTGCGTACCAACCAGCCGGCAGGACCACGGTCGACGGCCCCACCAGCTTCTTGTCTTTGTCGAATCCGTACACGCTGGCCCTGGTGGGCTTGGCCAGCATCACGGGATCACCGGAAGGGACCAGGACCACCTTCGTCATCTGGCAGCCTAGGCAGTCCAGCAATGCGATCAGCCAGATCGTTCTTGAGAGCCTCGGGTGCTTTTCCATGTTGGATATCGGTGGGTGGGGTCTCGCGCAGCCAATCGAGCAGGGCCTTAAGGATCTGGTAGATCCAGTTCACTGCTTCGGGATTTCGGCGTCCTTGGCCCAGATCAGGCCGATGCCGGCGGTGACGGCTGCGATGGTCGTGGTGATGTCCAGATGGGTGGTCGGGTCACCGTCGAAGAGGGCCTTAAGAGCCCCACCGATGGCGACGAGGATGGCACCGATACCGGCGAGAGTGGTCTTGGTGTTCTTCATTTCTTAAAGAGTTTGTAGGCCCCGTAGATGGCGCAGAGAAGGCCAATCACGGCGGTGATGAGTCGGACGATGTCGGTGAGCCATGGGATGAACGAGACAGCGGTGGCCGCTGCTGCTCCACCCATGGAAGCGATCATCTGATTTGTGTCACCGCCGTGATTGTTTGTGTCCATTTACTCGGATGCTTTTGGTTGGGCTGCTGCGAGGATGATGTCGGCCAAAGGAACGCCGACCTTGGCGTTCTGGTAGCCACCGGCCTTGATGGCGATGTCGATGAGTTGGAGCAGGCTATTGGTCTGCTCCTGAGTGAGTGTGATGGTGATTTCCATATCAGACCGCAGTGTCGGAAACGACAGGCTGCTCCGCAACCAAAACCGGCTCAGGAACCGGCGGCACCCACGGCAGCGGCAGACTCACAACCGGCGGGTTGATCTGGTTCTGGATCTGGAGCGAGACGTTCGCTTCGATGGCCGACTTGTCCACGCCGTTGGCGTAGCACCAACCGAGAACCTGATCCTGCGTGAGGTCTTCGTAAGGAGTGAAGCTACCAGTCGGAGGAGCGAACGAGCAGCTACCGTAGCAGGTGCCGCTGAAGGTCTGCTCGGTGTCTCCGCTGCCGGTGGTTTCGGTGCCGTTGCACCTCCAGTCGGCGGTGATTACGACATCGGTGTTGGAGCCTTCGGTGGGCTTGGTGAGAAGGCGTTCGATGAGCCAGAGGATGGTCATAAATTAGGCGTTCTTCAGAGCGTTGACTTCAGCGGACAGTTCTTTAATCGCAGCGACAAGCAGCGGTATGACATCGCTATAACGCACACCAAGTTCGTTTTTCTCGCCAACTACATCGACCGCTTCAGGAAGCACGGCAAAAACGTCTTGGGCGATTAGGAATGATCGACGCTTGCTTGCGTCATCGGTCTTGAACTTACCAATGACAGATCGGAGCGAACCAACCTTAGTAATGGCGTTGGTGATAGGCTCGATAATGTCCTTTACCGTTTCATCGGACAGCGCGGTCCAAGCGGTCGCGCCGTGGACAAGCTGAACACCGACAGCAGAAGGTCCGTTTGAAAACTTAAATGCAGGAGTTGCCGAACTGTCGTTGATAACACCAAAATCCCAAACAGCGGTTCCGCTCTTTCGGATGGTGTGGTTTCCGTAGTTGGAAACGTAGTCCATCGCGATGTTCGTATTCGCTCCGGTGGATTTTACCAACACCGCACAATCGGTGGATTTTTGAATGTCTAAACGATTGCTGCTGCTCGCAACACCCACCATCAAATTCCCACTCGCATCGAGGGTCATCCGAGTGCCGCCTGCGCCGTCGTACCAAGTGAAAACACCGGATTGACTCAACGTCATCACAGAGTTTCCATTAGATTCAGATACTAACAACGTTCCAGACGCATCGGTTCCGAGATAAAGATAATTTGCCTGACCAGAAGTCTGTGCCAACGAGAGACTGAACGCATCTCCGCTAAATAATCCTGTTCTGCCTCCGCTCACAACAAAGCGAGTCGCCGGACTCGCCGTCCCAATACCCACCCGATTGTTCGTCGAATCAACCTTCAGAGTGCTGGTATCCACCGTCAGATCGCCGGTGATGGTGGCGGATGCCAGCGTGGCGGTGCCGGATGCAGCAAGAATGTTGTTAATGCTGATTCGCTTAGTATTCCCTGACGCTGGTGGCGTATCTGACACATCCACAATCGGGATCATGTCATTGGCGGGATCGGCACTAGTCAGTGCCGTTAGTGCTGTAATCTTTGAGTCTGCCATATCAGTAAACGGTTAAGATGAATTTTCCGAGGTCTTCTTGTAAAAGGAAACTGACTCCATCCTCCAGCACTATGCTGTCGAATGTGCCAAACGAAATGACGAGTTTGCTCACGCCATCCTCCTGAAGCAGGAAGGTCTCGTCCTCTTGGAGAACATCCCTCCGCATAATCGGAGGCTCAGGCATGATCGCATTTAGCGGTCGTGTCCTGTTGATTGATGTTCCAATTGAGATCATTAGCTGCGAGCTAGGAAAGCCACAACGCTGCCGGATGAAATCTGGAATCCAGTAATCTCACCGGGAAGAGGTTGTCCCGCTGGAATAGTTTTCGACGACCAAGTGCCACTGATATTAGTGCCAGTGATCGACGTAAAAACGGTTGGCTCTATGGGAACCAATGCAGACCAGTTGCCGGTCTGAGCGGCGGTTGATGTGATAAGCTGGAACCCCTGTCGGCCCATGCTGTACTCGGTTGCGATATCTGCTTGGACGGCCATTTTGTTTTTCGGTTAGAGGGGAGGCCACCGGAACTTTCCAGCAGCCTCCCCAATATTAGGTTAACCTTTGCGAACTTTCGGTGCAATACTGCCCTGTATCCACAGGATCAGCTTTGAGCCCTCTGCAATCTTCGCGGTGTTGAAATCAGCACGCTGGGCGGCTGCGTCGATTTCGGGACCGGCGACAATCTTGGATTTGCCTGCCTTGTCCACCGAGATGGTTGTGGCGATTCTCATGGGTCAGCCGATTAGGCGGTCACGAGAACTTCGGCCTGGGTGGTGTCCGCGGCCGCGGCGCCGAACATGATGTCGTAGGACGCCATGTGAGCACGGGAGGCGCGGCTGTACCACACCGACAACAGGCAGCTCAGGCCGTTGTTGGTGGTGACCGTGCGCTGCTCGACAAACTCGCCGGCGATCATGCCCACCGGCAGGCCGGAGGCGATGGCGATGGCATCAGGGCCGCAGACGAAGCCGGCGGTGTTGGTCTCGGCAGAGGTCCAGCGGTTGTTCTCGGCGATCACATCGAAGCCAAACCGGCCGTTGTTCAACGGGCCGTAGCGGCTGTCGGGCATGGCCACGGTGCCGGCAGAGGCGGTGGTCAAGCCGGAGAACTGGATGCGAGCCAGGTGGCCGCCGTCCAGGATCAGGTTCTTCGAGCGGTAGTTCTTGGCCAGGGCCAGCACAGCCGGCAGGTCGGAGCTGTCGAAGTTGGCAGCCGTGCCGATGGTCGTCGCGGCGCCGTAGTTGCCCGAGACCATGAGGGCGGTCAGGACGTCGCTGATGCCGTAGGCAAACAGGTCAGCAGATCCAGCAGCCAGATCGGCCAGGCTGTAGCCCTGGTTGAGTTCCTGCTGGGTCACGGTGAAGTTCTTCGAGATCTGGTTAACCGTCACCGAGGTGGCGGCCAGCGTGCTGTCGTTGTTGGATTCCCAGTTGCTCGGGTTGGTCTGGGCCGCGGTGCCGGTGGTATACTTCTTCACCTGCACGGTGGCGCGGGGGCGGAGGTTGTCCAGGCCGACGTTGCGGCTGAACGCGGAGACCAAGGCCAAACGGCTGGCAGCCACCGTGATTACGGCGTCGGCGAGGTAGTCGACAACCAGGCCGGCGGCGAACGTGTTGGCGTTCTGCGGGGCGTGGATGGCGCTCTGGCGCAACAGCTCGCTGTGGTTGGAAACCAACCAGGCGCGGCGGTCAGCACCAGCGGCGATCTTCTTGTGCTGCTCAAGGAGCGGGTTGCCGAGGTTCTCGATGCGAACCGGGGCGATGGGCTCGGGGGCAGGGGCGGCGGTGATAGCCTTGGCGCTGATGGCAGCGGCAACTGCCTTGGCCACGATGGCGTCGATGTCGAGGGCGGACGGCGCACTAGGAGCGGCCGCCACCACGGTGTTTGATTCAGTCATGTTGTGTGGTGTCTGCTGTGATGTCGGCGCGGTTGTCGCGCCATCGGCGGCAGCGTCGGTGCTGCCGGTCGAAAGTGTATTGTCTGTGGTCTCGCCCTCCTCGATTTCGAGCTGGGCATAAAGGGCTTGGAACCAGTCACGGCCTGCGGCGCCGCCCCATAGGTTGGCAGCCACATCGGCCGGTGTGTTGGGCTCGGCCTCCAGGAAGCGCTCGTTGCGTCCCCACCAGGCGTTCGCCGTGCGGATCTTGTCCTCGGTCGGGGCCTCACCGGCGACCAACGCCTCGGCATCGAGCACCGTCTGCTTCTCCAGACCATCACCGGCGAGGCCCTCGGCGTATTGCTCAAGACCGCGGCGAAGATTGTTTTTAACGGTCTCCGGGGCGGTCTTGGTGACAGCCCGAGGGTGCCAGCAGGCGGCGATGGCCATCTGCTCCTCGGTCATCTTGTCGGCCAGGCCGAACTGGATGGCCTCCTGGGCGGTGAACCAGGTCTCTTCCTTCATGGCTGCCCGGATCTGAGAGGTCGGTCGGCCAGTCACCTTCGAGTAGATACCAGCCAGCACCTCGGCGTGCTGATCCAAGGCATCGGCCATCTTCCGCATTTCCTCCGAGGTGCCTGCCACCATTCCGGAGGGGTCGTGAATCATGAACAGGGCCGCATCGGCGATCTCAACGGTGTCGCCGGCCAGGGCGATGATTGAAGCAATCGAGGCAGCAATGCCAACCACCCGGGTGGTTACGGGCGCCTGCCGGCCTCGCAGCATATTGTAGATGGCCAGGCCGTCCCAGACGTTGCCACCGGGGCTGTTGATCTCAATTACCAGGGGGCCTTGGCCGACGTCCTGAAGGGCCTGGCTGAAAGCCTTGGCCGAGATTCCGGAGCCACCGAACCAGTCCTCACCGATCTGATCGAAGATCTGGAGCGTGGCCGGCTCCGAGGCCGAGGCCCGGGGCTGGTAGGAAAGCCAGTTGTTGATCTTGGTCATTCTGATTTCTTGGCTCTGGGTTTCCGTTTCTTGGCGACCGCAACCACCTCCTGGATGGGTTGGGCTGGGATCTCCTCGGGCATTGTCCCGGAGGGCTCGACCTCGGCTGCCATCTCGGCAGGCTCGGGTGCGATGGGTTGCTTCTGGGCGGTCGAGATCTCGGAGACATCGAGGCCGTATTTGGCAGCCAGGTCTTGGATGTACTTGGCCTGCTGGGCTTTGGCCTCCAGGGCAGATCGCCAGTCGATGCCTCGGGCGCCGTAGATCTCGTCGTAGGTGGTGACGCCGGCGGTCAGCTCAGCGAGCTGGGCCGATGAGTTGCGGCCGACATCGACATTCGGAGCCCGGGGGGCCTGGATGGCGATCTCGTACCAGTCGTCAGGTGAGTCTCGCAGGGTGGGGTCGGTGCGGATGGCGTACTCCATGACGTACTCCCAGATACGACGGGCGGCCGAGGCCATCACCTGGTGACGGCTCCGGAACCAGACCGAGGACATATCCAGGGCGCCGCGGTAGACCGTGCCCTGCATTCCCTCCGGGAACACCAGGACGTAAGGAATGCCGACGCCCGAACAGACCTTCTCGGTCAGGCTGCGCCAATATTCGCGCATATTGACGTTGGGGCGGTCGGCCTGGAACTGCTCGAACTCGTCGCCGGACTTGAGCACTTTGACCGTCGAGCCGAACACGTTCTCGTAGTACGTTTGAGCGGTGCCTTGGCTACCAACCACACCGGAGCGGAGGCTGCTGGCCTGGACCTCACCGGAGCTGGTCTTGATCACCTGGGCCACGCTGGAGGCCAGCTTGCAGGATTCCATCTCCAGCTTCTGGAGGTCGTCCAGGTCGTGAAGGTCGTTAATGACGCACGCCACGAAGGGCAGGCCGCGAAGCTGGCCGGCACGCTGGGCCTCGTAGATGTGGACGATGGAGTCGGAAGATATCGACCTGATCTCGGTGAGTTGGCCTTGGTTTGTTTCCTGACCAATAAAGTAGGAAAGAGCGCGGCCTGTCTTGGTATCGAACCGGACTCCATCGAAGATGTCCGGCGATTGCTCCTGGCCGGTAGGTGTTGCCACCTGTTGCGGCTCAATGAGCTGAAGACGGGGGCGGCCCGAGTCGCCCTTGGTCAGAAGCAGGAAGGATTCGCCATCGTAGAACCAGCCCCGCGCGGCCAGGCTCATGAGGGTGCCGAAAGACTGCCGGGATCCGATGTCGGGATAACGGCTCCAGGTGTCCCACCATTTCTTGGCTCGGAGATTCCAGTCGGGATCCGAGGAAGCCGGCTGCACCGAGAAGTTGCTTCCGACCGTGTAATTCTCGAACAGGTCACCGAGGCGGTTCATCACCGCGTTGTTCTGCTCGAAGAATCGGGACTTCCGCACGATCTGCTGCCGGGTCGAGGCAGTGACATCGAACCGCACCGAGGTGTAGCTGGTGTCCAGATAGGACCGCCGGATTGAACTGGACGCGCCCTCGTATCGGTCGACAGGCGCCGACCGGAACTTGGCTAGGATGGTGTCGAGGAATCCCATCAGGTCATCCCCGTTCTTATGGTGCCCTCTCGACGGAAGTTCGAGAAGTCGCCGCCGTAACTGGTCGTTGCCACCAACACAACGGCCAGCATTTTGTTGAAGATCTGGGTATCGGTAGGGGCGGCGATGCCGTCCTGGCCGAGTAGATAGACCGCCAGATCGTAATCGGCGATCAGGCTTTCCCACATCTCGACCATCTCGGAGGGTGTGGGGGCGCCCTTACCGGGCTCGGCAAACTCGACCGAGACATCCGAGGAAGATGTCGACCGGACCACCTGGCCGGACTCGATCACCGAGGCCGCGGCAATGACCTTCGAGGTCAGGGCGGCCAGCAGTGTCGCGCCACCGAGGGCGCTGTAGACACTGCGAAGATAGGCACGCTTGATTGCGACCGTGAAAGTGAACACCTCGGGCTGCAGGCTTTCACATTTTTTAGCCTGTTCAATAGCTTAGTTAAGACTGGACATCACTTGACGTGAGGTCATTCCAGAGCATCACCATAGCCAGCTGCATGATCTCGCAGTCGTGCAGATGGTCGGGCCACTTTTGGTTCCGTTTGACCCAGACGTGTTTGATCCGGCCGGCTCGATTGGCTTGGGGCCGTAGCAGGTGAGAGTCGAGGTGGCGCCAGTAAAGATCCGGGTCAGCCACATAGGCGCCTTCGGCCTGGACGCTGGGCGGCTCCTGGTGGACGCCCCATTCCCGGTCGATGTCGCCCTTTCGTAGCCTGGACAGCATATCCCGGAGGTGCTCGGTGTCGAACACCAGGAGGGGCTGCACCACGTCGGTGCGCATCGAGGAAGATGTGGACAGGCCGAACGGGTGCACCGCCCCGGTGGATGTCGTGAACCGGGCGCCGGTCTCCCGGCCTTTGAGCGGCAGCCATCCTACCAGGGCAGGCTTTCGGAGACCGCCCTCCGGTGGGAACCGCAGGCCGCACGGGTAGCTGATAGGGTTGGAGGTCACCGAGGAATAGGCCGCACAGGCGTCGTAAACTGTCTGAGTGTTGAAGCCGCTGTCGATGCCGACATCCATGTCGTGCACCTCAAGGGCCACCTGCACCCGTCGCAGGGCGGCGAAGTCGTCGGCATGGCCGGCTGCCACCAGGGTGCTGTTGCCGTCCTTCCATTCCCGGCAGACCCACCAGAGGAAGGGCGCCACGGCCTGGACGTCTGCGGTCAGGTAACGCCGGCCACCAGTGATCGTGACCGCGGCCGAGGCCTCGGGTCGTTCCTGCTGTACGTCCTGCTGCTCCCAGGGCTCGGCCAAGTTGCCGTTGATGAAGCCTTGCAGGCCGGCCATGGATGCCTTGGCCTCGATGAAGGCCACGGCCAGGTGTCCCCAGGTGCACTTGCGGTCGGGGCTGTAGAGGCTGCTCAGGTGGTAGGACCGCACGCCTGGCATGGCGTTGGGATTCTCCGGGCGCCATTGGCCATGGCGAAGGGCTGCCACCTTGTGGGCGTCGGTGATCTTGCCGAGGCAGAGTTGGCAGACGTAATGGGCCGAGGCCCGGATCTTGGCTAGGTCGTGCTTGCCGTCCTCGGTCTTGGCGTCGTCCCAGGTCACCTGCCGCCATTCGAGCTTGATCAGCTCCCGGCAGTGGGGGCATGGCAGGTAGTACCGGCGCTGGTCACCGCGCAGGAAGCGCTGCCAGATCCGGCCTTCGACCACCGTGGGCGTCGATGTCATGAAGGCCTTGCTACTTGAAAAGCTCTTGAGGCGCTGTTCAGCCAGATCCAGAGCATCGGCCTCCTTGGCAGTAGCCTCGGCAAATTTATCCAGCTCGTCGGCGATCAGCACCCGTACCGGGCGGCTGGCTAGGTTGGCCGGGCTGTTGGATCCGACAAAAGTCAGGGTCGACCGGGTAAAGTTCTGCTCTAGGTTGGTGATCTTGTCGGCCTCAGCCGGGAAGCATTCGAGCATGGTCGGGCTGTCCTCCAGCATGGGCAGCCAGCGGGACTTCGAGAAGGACCGGGCGAGGTTCTCGCTTGGCATCAACCACAGGGCCGGGCTGGGCTCGTTGGCGATCAACCAGGCCAGGCCGGCCATCAGGGTGGTCGTTTTGCTGGTCTGCGATCCCCAGCACAGGGTCACCTCGGAGACCGATGGATCTTTCCAGGCCTCCATTGGTTCTCTGGTGTAGGGCCTGACCGAGGTGCTGAAAGGCCCCGGGTGCTCGGTCTGCCGTTGGGTCAGCCTGAGGTTGGCCTCGGACCATTCGACCACCGTCTGCTGCGGGGTCGGGCGGTAGAGGCTCCGGCGGTAGTCTAGGAGAGAGCGCTGGAGGTCGGTCAGGATTTCCATGGGTCAGTATTGTGCAATGTCTTCAGGGCCACCTCCTGGACCCACCGGGTGAGTTCGATCTCGCAGTGCTCCGGGTCGTGTGGGCTGATGCGGCCGGAGAGTTGTTTGGGCATAGCCTTGAGCAGCGAGGCCACCGCCCCGTCGTGCTCCTGCATGACCCGGCGCACCCAGTCGCCGCTGACAAGGCGCCGTTCCTTCTCGGCCTGGGCGATCACCTCGTCACGGGCGGATGTCAGGTTCTTGGCTGCCGCGGCGTGGATCGCCACCAGGCGCCCTGCATCGGCCCGGCCGCCCCGGAGGGCATCGACTGCCAGGTCGTAGGCTGCACGCTCGATTTGCCGCTGCCGCTCGTAGGCACCCGGTGGCGAGTCGATAGCCGCGGTGGCTGTGTCGATAGGGTTCGAGGCTTCCGCGGGGCGGTAGGGGCCTTCCTGTTCGATTGTGGTGGGTTCTGGTGTGGGCGGTGTTTCTATGTGTTGCGTCGTGGACTTGGCCCGGATGTTTTTCTTGCGCCAGGCATCGGCGGCTTCGGGACTATGCATGGGCATTCCCTTGGCAGCCAGTTGGGTGACGTAGCCGTGTGAGACGCCGGCGTGCTTGGCGTATTCCCGTTGGGTCATGGCTTTAAGGCTCCTAGGATCTCGGGAGGCAGCATCGAGTTGGGCACGGTCGAGGCGTACTGCAAGGCTCGGAAAACACCGTCGCGCCTGCTGTCCTGCGGGTTGGGCACGCAATAGCTGGCCAGTTGTTCCGGCGGGGTGCCACGTTTCATGAGGCGAATGAACCAGGCCACGTTTGCAACACCGTATTGATCCACCAGAAACTGTATGTGTGTTGAATGCATAGATATTGTTTTTTGTGCTTGATCACACAGAACGATAGGGGTCTCGCGTTCACCT